TTAGCTCTGGTAAGTGTGTAGCATTTTGTTCATCACTTATTTGTTTTCTTGTTCTAAAAAAACCATCGTATTCTGGGTATCTCTCCATAAATTTTCTGGCATACCAAGCAGTATAGTTATTGTTAAGTTTAAATGATGACTTGCCATCAACATCTGCCTCATCAGTTTCCCAACGAATACGCTCAAAGATTGCTTTTGCGGAATAGTTTTGAAATCCACGAGAAATAATTTCTTTTGTAAATTTTATAAAAAGAACAGAAACAAATGGATTTTGTTTGCTGAATGCAGCAGCCTGTTCATCCATTTCTTGTTTTCTACTTTTTGTCTCCATTTTGATTCTCCATTAATTGTTGAAATATTTCACCAGACATAATTACTAAAGTCTGCGGAGTTCCCCTCCGTCTTTTATAAAAGGCTATGTCTCGACCTTCTAATACTTTGAATGGGCTTGGGAAGTTTGATACATCTCTATACTTTACTTCCCCCAAGAGCTCTTTGCCTTGGATCTCGAGCTTGATATCGCCCGAATACTCTCCCCCCAAGCTGCCTGAGAGTGGTTGTCTTTTGGCTTTGATCCCGATTTCCGTGAGCCACTTGACAAACCACTTTTCATGGTAAGTTCCTTTAGTTTTGTTTCGATTAGCCATGGTTCATCCTCGTAGCAGTGCAAACAAATAAACCAATGCTTTTGCATTGTATCTTCATGCTTGCCTTTGAGTATAGCAACGTACCAATATGTCTTGTCTCCACATAACTTGCACGTTGCAATCTTACCTTTTAATCGCTTCGATGTCATATTCGAGAGCCTCCAACCAACACATCAACATAAAACCAGAGGGCATACGTTTGAACTGTTCCCATTTGTGAACTAATGATTCAGTGCAACCAATCTTACGCGCCAATGCTTCTTGGCTTAACTCCCTTTCGTGCCTCGCTTCGATTAAAAGTCTGACCAGAGTCTCGTAATTGTTTGGCACGCTTGGCTGCTTCGTCTCTTCTGTGCTGCTCATCTATCGCATCTAAAACAGAGCACGCAGTTTCAAATCGCATCTCTGTTTTCCCATTGATTGTTCGGTAGTATGTAGAAGTCGGAAGTCCTGCCACTTTAAATGCGAGTAGTAAGTCTACCTTTTTAAGTTTTGCTTGATCTTTTATTGTATCTAAATATGTCTGCATACTGCATATATGGAGCAACAATGAAGTGTATGTCAAGGGTGGTATTGAGGCGTAACCACCCTCAACAACATTATTATTCTCCTTTTTCCAAGTTCTGTCCAGAGCCAATACACTTTGAACACTCGATTTCTTTTCCATCAAGAACACCAACGTCTCGACCGAATCCATGTGGTCGTGCTACTTCAATTTCAACACGACCTGATCCACCACACTCCTCACAAAACAAATCATCAAATTCATCCAGAGGTTTCCAGAAAACTTTTCTGAATATGTCATTAAGCATGTGATCCATTGCATTAATATGGGATATGGTCATTGATTTGCTCCGTTCTATTTTCTTGATAGTTTTCTTCCCAAGCTGCTATTGCTCTGCGTTCAAACTTATCCGCATCGAATCTTGGGTTCATGCGTTTAAGTTTTTGCGAGAGCTCTTGGATATTAGTAGGCCAATGCAGCATTGGCGCTATCTCATCAGCAATAAATTCAAAGTCTTGTCTAGTCCAACGTGCCATTTGTTTTCTCCTGTTTGGTTGGCATTACAACAATAAGTTTATCATCAAGCCATTGTTTGTTTTCTTTTGTATTACCCATTTCTTTTAAGCACTTTTCTTTCAAAAGCTTTTCTAAATCTTTTGCATCAAACATTCTTTGTTTCCATTTCTAATTCTTTTATTTTTTGTTCGAGATTCTCGTTTTCTTTTTGCATTGTAATCATTTCAACTAGCTTTTCATTTGCAGCCATTAATGTTTTGATCATAGTATTGGCTGCTTTTTTATTTAATGGAAAAGGAACTTGAGTAATTAATTTTAATTCACCTTTCTTTTTTAACTGGTCAACTAACACTGCATAATCATATGCTAATTGATTTATTTTCCAAAGCTGTTTGGAAGTTGCGTAAATATCAATCATTGTTTTCTCCTTTATTGATAGAGGTATGCTAGCTGCATATGAGCAGCTAGTCATTAGTTACCTTACGTCACAAAGTGATGATGGCTTACGCCACCATCTTCTTTATGTTTGCTACTTTCTTGGCGAGATCCGCTGACACCTTGCGCTGTCTGCGCTCGGGTGTCCACTCCTCGCCGTCGTGAAGTATCATGTATACGGCAAGGTCTGCTTCGTGTCTCTCGTCAAGATGCTCGAGTTCCTCTTGCATCTTTTCAATGCGAGTACAGAGTGCCTCTGCTCTCATTGAGCGATCTTCACTGATCGCTGACTCGAAGTCTGCACAGGCGTCTGCGATTTGTTTCTTTTTGTAAGCCACTGAGTTGTGGCTTGTGTAACATGCGTCTCGCGCAATGTTCTTTTGTAAGTAATCTAAGTTATCACCTGAATGGTATTGAATTGTCTTAAGCTTTAGTTCGATTAGTTGAGATGTATTCTCTGTCATGTCTAGTTCTCCTTGTTGTGGCGAGGATGATACCTCGCAATGATCGACACGCCGCAATGAGACGAAACGCCAACGGCGCTTGCAGTTAGCAAGGCCGAAGAACGCAGTGTGCCTTGCGAACTGTTGAGTCCAGTGCAAGTAAGGAGTGAATGCGCGGTCTCACCACAGCTACATCAATGAGAACGTGGGCTAAGAGCATACGTCTCGACTATTCGTACTACAGTTTTTGGCTTGTAGTAGTGTCAATACGGTGTTGTACTAGTTTACGCCACGTCACATTGCGATTGACGCTAGGTTACATATTGACAAGCTTTGAGCAAAACTGGCACCAATGGGGGGAGAGAGGGAGAGGGGGGCTAGCAATGGTATCAATGGATAGAAAGGATGCTACATATGAACCTTGTGAATGATAGAAAACTTACAGTGAAACAGACCGCTCTAGTAGACACTATCGTAGCAAATGGATGTAGCATCACAGAAGCAGCCACACAAGCTGGGTATGCAAGCGGTGAAAGCGGAAGAGTCAGTGCGTCCAAGGCGTTAAAGCTACCACATGTGCAGCAGTATATGATGCAAAGGATGGGAGAAGAGTTTGGTCTTAGTGCTACGGTAGCCGCAGGACAGTTACGCAGACTGGTGACTGGTGCTAAGAGCGAATACGTACAGCTTGAGGCTGCGAAAGATTTACTTGATCGTGCAGGATATAAACCGATAGATCGTTCTCAGGTACAAGTTGCAGGGGATATTAGGGTAAGCATAGACTTGTCATAACAGAGGGTGGGGTCAAAAGTTGCTAATGTAAGCTTGCAAGTAGTCCTTCACTAGCATTTTTTTCTAAAAAGGTTTATAACAACTTTGAAAAATATTTTTACTGAGAAAGGCTCGAACTATGAAAAAGAAGAAGAACAAGAGTTTGTTAACTCAGAAGCAGAAGACATTACCTCTTTCTTTGCAAAAAAAGATTATACAAGCGAAGGCTAGAAGCAATAAATGAGGAAGATACACAAGAGTCCTACTGGTGGTTTGACTGCGGCAGGTAGAAAGTATTTTAAGCGGAAGGAGGGTGCTAATTTAAAACCTCCTGTTCGAAGTGGCACAAATCCACGCAGAGTTTCTTTTGCTGCTAGGTTTGCAGGGATGAAGGGTCCGATGAAAGATGAAAAGGGTAGACCTACGAGAAAAGCTCTGGCATTAAAGAAGTGGGGTTTTGGCAGTGTTGCGGCAGCTAGATCATTTGCAGCGAGGCATAAAAAGACATGAAGAAGAAAAGTCAGAGTTTAGTTAATCGTGGTGTACAATTAAAGCTTAGAGATAAGTACATCAAAGAGTTAAGAGAGATTGAGAAGAAGATAGATCCCAAGCCACAGCCAAAGAGTTTTTTTAGTAAACTGTATGACTTTGTTACTGGTAATGCCCAGATAAGTGGACCGAGTGATATGACACCTCAAAAAGAGAAACTGTTAAAACGGTGGCATTTTTTAAGTGATAGGCTAATGGATCTGCCTGATCCAGATGAAGGGATGTTTCCATGAAGGTTAAAAAGAAAACTCTTTTAAAGAAATCAAATGTTAAGAAGGCTCAATCAGACTTTCCCGAATTAGATTTTTATGAAGATGGTATTTCTAATATTAGGAGAAAGCTTGAATCTGATACTCTATCTCCAAGTCAAAGGAAAAAATTGCAAAATCAGCTTTTTGATTTAGAAGATGGTCTTATGGATATATTAAGGTATAATGAGCTTGGATAATGAGTACAGTTAATAAAGCAGGAAACTATACCAAACCTAAGTTAAGGAAGAGTTTGTTTAACTCTATAAAAGCAAGAGCTACTCATGGTACCGCGGCAGGTCAATGGTCTGCTCGAAAGGCTCAGTTGCTTGCTAAGACATATAAAGCCAGAGGTGGGGGATATAGAAATTAATGAAAGAATCTAATAAAAGAAAATTAAAAAAGGTTGTAAAAGGATTGAGCAAGGCTTCAAAAACACATGCCAAGCAAGCTAAAACTGTTAAAGAAATAATTGAAGCAAAGAAAGCAAAAGGTTAATTAATAGTGAAAGCACCGCAACGATCATTGTTAAACTGGGGCAAACAGAAATGGAGAACCAAATCTGGTAAAAAGTCTAGTGAAACTGGTGAACGTTACCTTCCTTCTAAGGCTATCGCTGCTCTTAGTGATGCTGAGTATCGCGCTACAACCAGAGCAAAACGAGAG